AGCCCTGCGCACCGAGATCGCGCGCGGCGGCAAGCGCATTGGCGATGTTGAGCGTAATGCCGGCCATGCTGGCCTCAGCGCAGGCGGTGCCGGCGGCCCAGCAGGCATGGGCTTCGACGCTGAGCGGTGCGTGTTGCGTGTAAGGGCAGCTATCGCCGCAATCGCGTGCGATGGCCGCGCAGCCGCGACAATACTCGGGACCGCTGCCGAAATGCCATGCGGCGCGGGCCCTTAGCCGTTTCCCTCGTTGGCCACGGTGGCGACCGGGGCGGTGGCGCGGTCCCAGAAGGCGGCGGCGATGTCGTCGAGGTCCATGAGGCGTTCCACCGCATCGGGGGAAAGCGGTAGGGGCTTGCCGGAGGTGTCGCCGATGCCTTCCCAGGCGAGGATGGCGTGGCGGGCCAGGGCCTTGACCAAGAAGGCGAAGGCCAGGCCACGCGCCATGTCGGGGTCTAGGTCCGGCTCGGCTGCGCGTTGGGCGCTGAGATTTCGGGCGGAGGCTGCCTGGGCGGCGGCCATAACGGCGGTGGTGACGGGACGGATTTCCACGCGAACGCCGCGGGGAAGGTCGAGCCAGTACGGCTCGACGGGGAGGTCGAGGGTGAGCATTGGATTCTCCATGTTGGGAATGCTTAGGGTGTGGCCCGCGACAGCGTGGAGCGTTGAAGCGAGCTGCACAGGGGGCCCAGCTCAGCGTCATTCACGGCGCGAGCCAACCAAAGGGCGTAGGCCCCCTTGAGGGCGCTGGGGCGGCCAACTTAAGAGCGCGGTCGTCGGGCCATCGGCATCGTTTAGCATCGACTAATGATGCGGATGCGGCAATCAGCCCGTACGGCGCGTTTTTTAGTCAGATCAAACAGTATTCAGGGCGGGTACAACAGCCTATGACACGCTGCTTGCAAATTACCGTTTTTGTCGATCTCCTGCAGGTTACCTCCCATGAAAGTGTAGATACGCAGACATGGAAATCGTTTGCGTGTCACCGCTAGGCGCTCCCATTTCGGTTCAGCCGCTTCAGGTTCCGCGAACGCATTTTCATCAGTGCTGGCGACAAACAGTCCACGGATTTCGTACTCCTTGATGCCCCACTCGTTGTAAGCGGTGACAGATCCATGCTCTCCACGGAGCTCCATACTGGAACAGAGTTTGGCATAAGTGACTATCATCGGCGTGAAGTATCTCGCCCCATTAGAATGAATTAGAGATCCCGCGTCGCAATCACTTACAGCAAGCACAGAATCGTCTGTTAAAGGTCGCAGAATGAGACCAATCATGCCCGTCGCATTCTTCGGGTCAGAATAAGGACCAAACAAATCGCCTGGCTGTACAACAGAGCAAGATAGTTGAAGTTTATTATTATTGATTACCGTGTTTAAAGACCAAGGATAAGGGATTTTCTTTCCCGAAAGCATTGGAACGCTGGCAAAATGCACAATAAGGGCGTTTCTTTCACCGAGAAAGAATCGAACGCATTGTTTGTCGATCGCCATTCCGCCAGTCTCCAATCTTAACCATTATTTCTTCGGTGTCAGCTTGGATGTCAACTCACTGGCCAAAAACGGTTGGCCATGGCAGTGCCGCTGGCGATCAAGGGGAGACGCGCTTCTGCTTGGTTATGTCTCGAAAGCCGCTTTACGCCAAACCAGCCCGTTTTTCCACAAGTCGCCGCCAATGCCGCCGCGACGGTTACGTTTCTTCTGATGGGAGCACGTAACACAGGGTGCTTCAGGTGATCTGCTTAGCGGTCGACTACCTCCACTCTATGTGGCTGTTCTGCGAGGGTGTGCCAATCTCCCAGCGAAAGCGCCCATCTACGAAAATCCCATCCGCATGAGCCATGTATTCGAGCGCGAACATTCCAAATCCTAGTACCTCGCGCACTCGGACGACTGAGCTGGAAACTACGTGCCACCGTTCAGAGAAGGCGGCTGGCCTGATCGCGACGTTTCGTCCGCCCTTCTGTTTCACACTGAGGTATAATATCCCGTCTGGCGTAGCAGCCTTGGCGAACAGGCACTCTGCCAACAAGCCGGTCATGTCATGTTGACCGGGCTTGGAAAACTCGTCGTCTAACCAGGCGTCGACATACACGATTCCTTCCGCTGAGCCCCGGCTACTCGCGTTTAGTAGTCCATCGATGATCCGCGCTCGTTCGATGCTGCCCGTTAGGGATATGCCCGTTCTTTGGACATGAAACAGTTCTCCCAGTGGGATCAGGCGCGCCCGCGTGTCTGCCTGAATCCGAACGCTGACAAGCTGAAATATTTCTTCCTGTCTGGCATCGCACTCAGCCAGCGCTGTGTCACGCTTTGCGGCGACGTACAGCATTGGTGTACCGGGCCGATGCGCGCGGCCTTGACCCGACGCCGTTTGCGGCCAAAGCATTTCACGCTCGTGCGTGTAAGGCGTCTCGCCTTCCATTCGCCTGGCCCGCCAAAAGGTCTGCCCCGCTTCATATTCGTAGTTCAGAACCGGCTGATGCTCGAGGAGGCGCGCGGTGGCCATCGCCCTCGCTTCGTCGTCCTGTGCCGCCCGAAGGGTCTCCAGAACCGCACGGCAAGCGGCAGGCGGCATCTGAGGAAAGCGATCGGTGAGCCTCGGGGGCGTCGGGGGGGTAACAATGCTCATAGCTACAGTTTGGTGGCGCAAGGGTCGCGCGTCGAGGTGCCTCTTAGCGGCGTCCGGAAGGCCCCAGGATCACGCCAGGACGGCCGGCTGGAGAACCCACCGAGCCCGCTTTCTACCTCACACAAGGTCGAATCGCCCTCCACTAGACTCACCCATACTCCGCCCCCACCTGCTGATTCCTCAACACCACCGTCATCATCCGCCCCGCCGTTGCGTTAAACGCCGCCCTGAAATCAAAGCTCGCCTCCACCCCCGCTGGCCCTTCGATCGGTGTCTTGGCCAGCGCCAGATAAACCTCATGCAGCGTGATGGTCAGGCTGCGATTGGCATCCATCGTGAAAGCCATGGCGAATTCCGCCGGCGTGCCGCCCTGCGCTTGGCCCAGCAGCACCGTATTCTCAAACCGCACCGTGATTTGCCCGGTGCAACGCGCAATGCCGGGGTCCACACCCTCCACCTTCCGGTCAGCGCGGATGGTGCGCACCGTCTCCATCCCATTCGAAAAGCTGATCCGCGCGCCGGTCACCTGCGCCAGCGCCGCACCGGCGCGTGTGATGGAACCCTGCGCCTTATTGAAGGCCGTAAACGCCGCGCCGCTTGGCGTGCCGCCGGAACTCGCCGCACCGCGGAGCGATCCCTGGCCCAGCAGCCCAATCGTCGCGCTGGCGGCACCGGTGGGCGTAAAATCCATCTCCAACGTATCAGCGCGTACGCCCGTGCAAACATCGAAATTCGGGACGTCCGGATAGCCGATTTCAATACTGTTGGAAGGCAGCGCCGCTAGGCCCGAGCCAAAGCTATGGATGAAATTCGGGCTCGTGCCACTCGTGGTCGGTGGGCCGAACAATAGCCGCAGCCAATGCCCGAAATTGATCAGGTCAATCGGCACCACCGCCTGACCCGCCACGGTCACCGTATCCAACAGCGGCGCACCGGTATCGCGATTGCCGCCAATGCCAATCACATCCGCATCAAGCAGCGGCTGCTCTGCGCCCAGATTGCAGGACAGAAAGGGCATGCGCCGCCAGTTGCCACTTGGCGCGGTGCCATAGCTGGCCTCGGGAATCATGAGCAGGCGCGCATTCGCGCCAATGGCACGGGGCATGGGGTTTCTCCTGGTGGGCGATCAGGCCAGCGGCGAACCGATGGCGGTAAAGAACAAAGCGACAGGCAGGCTTGCGGCACGCGCGCTGGCGGCGCCTTCGAATTCAACATCCTCGATGTCTGCGCTGCCTGGCTGCGCCCATTCCACCGCGCCACCCAGCATGGGGTCTGCGGTGACGGCGGCGGCGATGGCAACCAGCAGCGCGTCCAACAGCGCATTATCCGCCGCCAGCACTTCAATCTCCGCGCGGTGTTCAATCGCATAAGCCAAGGGCGAGAGTATGGGTGTTTCCGAGACACTTTCCCCATCGCGCAGCACCACCAGGCCACCTTGGGGCAGGCGCTGCGGCACGGTTTCATTGCGGCGGATGACGGGTGCGGGATTGCGCCCGGCCAGGCTGGCGTTCAGACGCGCGAACAGAGCGGTCAGGGCGGTTTCGCGCAGGCTCATCGGGGTCTCCCTGCCTCGGCGGCCCAGGCCGCCACAAAACGCCCGGGCAGACGGCGCAGGCCGCGCTCTGCCGCGCCCTTTACGTCCAGGCGTTTTGTGAGCTTCACCTGCGGCAGCAGTAGGAACATCGGCACCATGCCGCGCGCGAGCAGCCCGCGCGCCCAGGCCTCTCGGCCACGGCGATGGGCGGTGCCGATTTCTGCCACACCCCCGGCAATCAACCGCAGGCGTCGCCGCCGCCGTCCGGCCTGTTCCCCGGCGCGGAGTGGCAGGCACCAGACAAAGCCGCGCCCCGATTTGAAGGGCCGCAGAAAGGCCTGGCCCGAGGCCACCATCTGCGCTGGCGTCACGCGCATGCCTTTCTCGCCCCGCCCGCGCCTGCCACGCGCGGCGTTAAAGCCGGTGGGGATGGCGAGGAATTTGCGTCCGCCCTTGGCGCGGATCAGCGCGCCGCGCTCAAAAGCATCAATCACCTTGGGGACTTTGGTGAAGACCAGCCCCGCAGGCCGGAGCGACTGACCCGTGCGGGGAAACACCATGGACCGCCAAGCATTGGCGATGCCGCGCGCATTGCCGGCAAAGGCGGTGGTGACCTGCTGGCGGAGTTCGGCTTTGACCTCGGCGGTCTCGGTGCGGATCGCGGCCATGGCAGCGCGTTCGCCCGCGCGTACTTCTTCGGCCAGCATCTTGCGAAGATCACCGACAAGCTGCGCGCCAAACCTCATGCCGTATGCCTATCGCTGACAAAAGACGCGCCAGGCCGTGCCGGTGGCGTCGCGTTCGGCATGGCGGACGGTGAGCACTTCGCCGCTGATCGAAAAACTATCGCCAGCCGCGATATTAGGCAGGGTGGCGATGGCGAGTGAGAGAATATCGCTGGCGGAGATCATCTCTGTCCCGAATGCATCCGCCATGCGGTCGGGCGAGGAACGCAGCACGCGCAGGCTGACCGGCGCGCCTGTGCCGCCCTGGCGATACTCAGCATCGCAGCCAAGATGTGGATCGGCGATTAGGCTTGCCATCGCGGTATCGAAGGCGCTCATCGCCTCAGTATCTCAACAATCCTGGGCAGCGTCTTTTCGGCGGAACGGCCAATGACGTAGCCACCCAGGCCGATCTCGACGATGTTCCAGAGCTTGAGCGCTTCGGCCTCACTGATGCCCGGCGCCGACCAACCGAGCCAGCGTGCGACGATCAACAGGCCAAAGGTCAGCATCAAGATTGGTCGCCAGCAGGCAGCGAGCCAATGTTCCGATTGGGCCTCGGTCTTGATGATATCGGCGGCGGCTTTCTCCAATTCGCCAGCGCGCGCGAGAAGGGCAGCATTCAGTTCCGCCTCCGCGCGCTGCCGCGCCTCGGCGTCGGGGAATAGCCGCTTGAGCGCATCGCCCAGGATCGGCACCAGCGCGGGCAGCAGGGCGCCGATCATGGGTACTTCCCCCGGTCCAATTCGAAATGCGGGCCATCGGGAAAGCTCGGCCAATCGCCACCCCAGCTGATGGCAACGCCAAGCTTTTGCGCGGCACCCTTCATGGCGGCAGCGAGTTGCGCATAAAGCGGCCAGTCCCAGCGGATTTCGCCATTCTCCGGCACGCCATCCCCGTCATCGAGCCAATAGCCAAGATCAACCGCATGGCCCGTCAGGTGCCGGCTGTTCATGGTGCGCGAGGCACCAAGCGCGACCAGCTTCGCCTGGCGCTCGCGGGACCGCAGCCCCTCCATCACGATGAAGGGAGCGGCCTTGCGTGCCTCGATCACCACGCGCACCAGATGGGGATGCAGGCCTTGCATGCGTTCATGGTCACGCGCCATCAGGTTCGTCATGCTCACGCCCCCGCCGCCGGAACGCGATTGAGCCAGACACGCACGGTGGCATCGGCGGCGAGCGCGGCCTGGGTTGCGATGCCCACCTGGAAATTGCCGGTGGCGGTGCTCGTGATGCGGCGGTTGGTATTGTCCCAGAACACCCGCACACCAGCGGCGATGGCAAGCGCCGGTTCCTTGGTGAGGTCGAACACGCCCATGGTCTGCGCCTCGATCATGGCGTTCTGCACGCCATCCACGGCGGCCACGCCGAACAGCGCGCCGACAAGGACGCCCTGACCAGAGCTGACGCCGGTCGCATAGGGCACGGCAATGGCCAGACTATTGCCCGGCTGGATGAAGTTACGCATGGAAAGAACCTCCTGAAACGCAACAGGCGCCCCGAAGGACGCCCGTTGCGTGTTTGCGATGATGAGAGAGACGGAGAGCGATCAGGTGCCCGGATTGAACCAGGCCCCGCGCCAATCAATGGCGCCGACGCCGAAGTCAAAGATCACGCTGACCTCGACGCCATCCACGCCGGAGACCGGACCGGTGGTGACTTGCGGACCCTCGGCACCGTTCAGATAGCCATAGACATAGACAGGCGCGGTCGGCGGATCGGCAAACAGGTACCAGCGGTTGTTCGGGATCAGCGGTTCGACCAGCGGCTGGACAAAGCCCGCATAGATATTGGCGTGGCTGATCTGCGTCGCGCCGACACTCACCGTCAATTGCCGCGCAGGCAATTCAAGGCTCGGGCCCACCAGCAGCTTCATGGCATTGCCGACGGAAATCGGCAGGCCATCCAGCGTCTTTTGCCGCAGGATCGCCGCGCGACCATTGGCAAGGTTGTTGATGTCCAGCGCACTGCCCGCCGCCGCCTTATTCAACCGGGCAGCAGCCGTGCCAAAGACGGCAGCCGGGCCGTTCGTCAGTGTCGGGCCATCGCCATTGGCTTGATTGACCAGCGCATAGGCCGTGGCATTCTCAAAATCCGCCACGCGCCGGCCAATAGCGGCGGCAAAATCCGTGAAGGCACCCAGGTCATCATTCACCAGCATTGGCCGCGTGACGCGAATGCGCCGCGCGAATGTTTGCAGCAGGACGATTTCCTGGCTTTCCGACATGGTGCCGGCCTGGATTTCGCCATTCTCCATCAGCGGCATGAGGGTCGGGAAATCACCGACGCGCAGATGCCGGTGCGGCTTGAAGTCGCGGAAATCGCGGCGAAGGAAGATCTGCCGATAGCTCGGCGCTGCCGGCTGATAGGCCGCGAGTAGCATCTTATTCGCCGCAGCGGAGAGCAGCAGGGGAAAGTCGGAGGTGGTGTGGAAGGCGCGTTCAGCCAGCAGCGTCGGGTTGCGCGGGACATTGCGTTCACCGCGGACCCGCAGCAATTCGCCGATCATGTCCGATGGCCGCCAGCCCATGAATTCAGCGTGGCGCCCCGTGCCCTGCGGCTGGTAGCCAGGCATGCTGCGCGCGGCCAAGGCTTCCGCCATGGCGTCCAGGATTTCCGAGGGCGAGTCATGGCCCGGCCCGGTTTCTGGACGCGCGGGAATGGAAGGCGGTGCGGCGCTTTTCACCATGGCGTCGAACAAGGACCGGCGCGCTTGGTCCGGGTGCCAGCCGCGCTCGACAGCTTCGCGCCGGATATGTGCGGCGGTTTCGGTGCCGACCAGGGCGCGTGCGGCGTCAATCGCGCCATCAATGCCGGCGATGCGTTCACGCTCCGCGCGCTGTGCCTCACTGCGCAAAGCTTCAAGGTCAGGCGGCGTTTCCACCGTGGTGGTTGCGGGCGGCGACGCGGCAGGCGGCGCCAAATGGGCTGCCGGGGTTTCCGGCGTCGTCTCGGTCATGGGGTGTTCCTCATCAGCCAGGGCAGGTTCAATGGCGAAGGACGGCGCGCCCTGCGGCGCCGCACCACGCACTTGCGCATCCCGATCAACCGGGATGGGCACGATCGAAATCTCAAAGGGTTCCCAATCTACGGCGCGGTAGATCATCTCGCCGCTCACCGGATCGGGGCGCTGGTCATAGCGATGCACGCGATAGCCGATGCTGACCGCGCGCAGCGTGCCATCGGCAATGCGCTGCCAGAGCGGTTCCACATCGGCAGCGCCAGAGAATTGCAGCCGCGCATGGCCGCGCCCGCCCTCCAGACGGGCGGCAATTACGCGGCCCAGCACATCGCGCGCATCGCTGCTGCGATGGGTGTTCAGCACTGGCGCATTACCCGAGCCGAGCTGCGCCATGCGCACCGCATTCGGCGACATGTCCAACTCCTCGGTAATGCCGCCGAGCGATGGGACAAAGTTGCGCGCGCGTGCGCCGGTGGACCAGACGACCTCCACCGTGCGTGCGGCACGATCCACAGTGGCGGGTGCGGTGATGGCGCGGCGTGCGGTGATCGATTGCCCATCAGGGGGAAGTCGATCAGGCAAAGCGGGATCAACCGACGCGGGATCGCTCCCGCCCGGGTCGGGGGTTTCGGTCATGGTGAGCCCTATGCTGTTTGGGTGTCTGGTGGCGTTGGCGCTGCCGCCCCAGCCGCGCCGGTCGCGGCGATTTCCACCGCCGCCATCTGTGCCGCATCCTGCGCGCCGCCGGATTTGGCCACACGCCTTGGATCGGTATCAAGCGAGATGCCCGCGGCATCCAGTGCGGCATTAGCTTCGCGGATCATCTCAACCGCCGATCGGAAGTCATAGCCAAAGGCGCCAGCGGCCTCAGGCTGCGGCACAAAGCCGGCACGTACCTGGGCGATCAAAGCCGTAGTGTCCTTGAGCGGGTCGATCATTTCATGCGCCGGCGGCACATGCGCGACGCCCTTCGGCATGGCATCGCCCCAAAGGCCTAGCAGCGCGCCTTGCGCGTGAAAGCGCTCGGCGATAGGCCGCACCAGCATCGGGATCAGCATGCCGTATTGCATCTGTTCGCACAGCCGGCGGAATTCGATCTTGCCAGCGCGGAGGCTGGAGTAATTCGCCTGGGTCAAATCGCCGGAAACCTGGTCGTATGTCAGGCCCGCACCGACGGCAGCGGCTTCAAGCGAGCGTCGCGCAAAAGCAGTATGCGACCCACCGCCGGAGGGGTTCACCACACTTACATCACCCTGGCCACGCCGATAGAGGATCATCCCAGGCTCAAAGCTTTCCACCGCGCGGCCTTGTGCATCGCGCAGCAGGCCGGGGTTGGCGTCGCTCGGCTTGGTGAGGGTTTCCTCGCCATCATCAGTCACCACGGCGGCGAGGCAGGCTTCGATCTTGGCTTTCATCAGCAGCGCGCCCTCGTAATCACCAAGGTCACGCAGCCGCAGCAGCACGGGCGCAAGCCAGGAGACATCGCGCAATTGCCCAGGCCGCCGCTTGCGAAACACATGCAGCACATCGCGCGCGGGGATGAAATTGCTCGCCAGCCGCACGCCTGGCAGCATCCAGGCGCCGGGGTGGGTGGGGAACAGCCAGTATCCAATCGGCTCGCCCGCCGATCCAAGGGCGATGCCCTGAATTGTCGGCGCGCCATTCACCACGCCATTGCGCGCCGTATCCAGATGATCGCTTTCCAGCACCTGCAAGCTGAGGCCGATCGGGTTCCGCGGCGATGTCGGCACGGTCAACAGCCGGATGAAGCATTCGCCGCTTTCAACGACCGCGCGCATGGCCAGCGCCTGCAGCCCATAGAGATCGAGCTTGTCCTCAGCATCGCAGGCGGTGCTTTCCGCCCAGGACTGCCAGGCATTCCGATGCGCAGTTTCAGGCCAGCGCGTCGTGATGCCCGCACCGACTGCGTTGCCGGTCCAGAGATCCACGATGCGCGCGGCATAGGGATCATTGCGCACCGCATCGCGGGCGCGGCGTGCAACGCTGGCGGCGGCCATGCCGATCTCACCATTCGCGCTGCCGCCTGAGGGCGACCAGGTCGAGGCGCGGTTCTCCTGCGCGGCGGCGTAACCCCTGAGGGCCTGCCAAGCAGCACGCAGGTGAAGCTTCATCATGCGTTCCTTGTGAAGCTGGCGAGCGTCACGCCCGGCCGCCGCGCGGCGGCGTTCTCCGCGCCGTAAAGCGCGGCAATGGCGCTGCCCAATTCATCCAGGCTGCGGTATTCGACGGTGCGGCCTTCGAAGGTCACGCGCGTGACGCCGCCAGTGAAGGCAGCAACAAGCACGGCCGCGCGGCTGCCCGCAGGCTGCGCCAGCGCCCAGGCGAGGGTGGCGGGGTCCAAGGCGGATCACCCGCCAGCGGCGCGCGAGAGGGCACGCAAGATCGGCAGGATCTGCGCGCCACCCGCGCCAAGCGCGATAAGCACAGCAACGATCGCCCATATGGCGCCCTCGATCCGACGCGTCTGCTTGCGCAGGCCACAGATCTCGGCACGCACCGCCGTGTAGCGCTCGGCGCAGCGCTCGACATGCAGCGCCAGATCCTCGCGCTCACGCGCGTGGAGTTCCCCGTTACTCATGATTTCCTCCCGAAAGTAATCAGCGCAGCCAACCGCCACGCGGCGCAAGCCAGCTAGGCCGGCGCATCAATGGCGGTGGATCCGGGCTCGGCGCTGGCTCGGGCCGGGGATGTTCCAACATCTCCACCGGCGCATTCGCGATATCCTCACGCAGCCTGTGCCAGAACCGCTCGCCATACCGATCTGCGCCCAGCAACCACAGCGCCGCGCGCGCCAGTACCGCGCAATCCAACGCCTCATTCCGATCCCGCAGCTTCGCCCATTCCTGCCGCACAAAGCCGCGCCTATCCTTCACCTGGTGCAGCTGCTCGGCCACCAACTGCTTGACCCACTCAACCTCGATCCCCTGCGGCAAATGCACCCAGCCAGGCGGGAATTCCGCTGCCTCGCCGCGCCCAAGCCAAAGCCGGCGATAGAGATCAACCTTCCAGGTGGAAACGGACACCGTCCAAAGCTTCAAACCACGCCGTAGTTTCCGCCCATCCACCAACGCATCAACGGGCGTTGGCCCCTGCACCGGCTGCGCGCGATTCCAACCATCAACGCCCTTGGTCGGCGCAATGCGCGGGTCGCGCAGCCGGCGCAGATGACCATAAACCGCCGCCGTATCGCGCCCGCCTGTGTCAACACAGACCTTGGCAATACGGATTGCGCCGCCATTTGCCCGCGGCCAATCGCGTGCCAGCAATTCCGCCAAGGCATCCCAAGGCGCACGGTCACGTGGGCTGCCGGCAATGACAATGTGATCCACCAGCCAGGAGGAATAGCCCTCGGCCCATGCCCAGATATCGCATTCCAGCCGATCATCCTGCACATCGACGCCCGCGGTCAGTACCAACGCATCCTGCGCCACAACACCCAGCCGGAAATCCTCGCGCCGTTCCACCAGGCGTTCCCAATCCGGCGCCTCACCACGATCCTGCCAGGTCTCACCGAGCACGGTGTTGCGGAAGGTTTTCAGATCCTCAGCCTTGCCCTGCGCTGCCTCCCAATCGCGCGCGATCTGTTCCCAGGAGAGCCAGCCGACCGGGGAGTAAAGCGCCGAGATATGAAAGCCGATCGTGTGCGGATTCTCCGCTGCCGCTGTTGGCCGCCATTCGCCGGCGGCGAGCATGGCGGTCTTATGATGTTCCTCAATCGGCGTGTCGCATTCCTCGCAATGGTAGCGCACGCTGCGCGGATCGCCCTTTTCCCAAATCAGGCGCTCGAATTTCAGCCATTGCATCGCGTTGCAGTGCGGGCAGGGCAGGAAATAGCGCCGCTGGTCTGATGCCGCGTATTCCCTTTCAATCCGGCTGCGCCCGGCAATGGTCGGGGTGGAAACCAGAAACGCTTTCCTGCGCCAGCCAAAGGTGCGCGCCCGGGCTTCGGCCAAGGCAATCGGGTCACCTTCGCCTTCGATATCGCCGGGATAGGCGTCCACCTCATCCAGAAACAGAAACCTGGCCGGCATGGAACGCAGGCCGACTGCGCTATTGGCGCCCGTGAGCACCAGAATGCCGCCGGGGAATTCCTTCGACAGCATGGTATTGCCGCTGTCGCGCGCGCGGGCGGGGGCCACGCGTTCCCGGAGCGCGGGCGTTTCCTCCAGCAATGGGTCAATGCGCTGGCGGGAGAAGCGCTTGGCCAATTCCACGGTTGGCTGCACGGCAAGCACCGGTGCTGGCACGTGGTGCATGATATAGCCCAACCAGTTATTCCCCCCTTCCGAAGCGCCCACCTGCGCCCCCTTCATGAACACAATCCGCCGCGCCGGGTGCACGGCAGACAGCGCATCCATCACATCACGCAGATAAGGCGTGCGGCTGGTGCGCCAGGGGCCCGGTTCGGACGACGCGCGGCTGCCCAGGATGCGATGCTGTTCCGCCCATGCCGAGACAGTGAGTTGCGGCGGTGGGCGCAGCATGGCCCCGGCACGGCGGCGCACATGCTCACGCGTGCGGCTCTCGCTCGCCGCCGATGCCGGGAGGGTCGAAGCGATCGGAAGCCTCCGTCAGAAGCTCATTGATGTGCTGCTGCAGAATGGTTTGCAGCAGATGGGGCTCGATGCCGAGTTCGGCGGCAATCACGCCCGCCACGCGCGCGGGCCAATTCAGCAGCGCGTCGCGCATCGTGCTGGCGATTTCGTCAATCGTCGCATTGGCGGTGGCGACATCGAGCAGCCGGCCCTTGCTTTCATCGAGCGCCAGGCGCTGGGCTTCCACCTTCAGGGCAAGCTGCGCGACCTTGAGGCGGGCGAAGGGCGTGCCCTCGGCCGCCGCGCTGCCAGAAAGGGGAGAGCGCTGCGGGTCCGAGGTTTCCAACAGCCGGGCGCGTGTCTTGGTGATATCCCATTGGCCATCCGGTTCACGCGCAATGCGCCCCGTCCGTTCGGCCTTGTGCATGGTGGTGTCGCTGACGCCGAGGCGTCGAGCAGCTTCACGCGTGGAGGATGTCAGTTCAGCCATGGCGGCGACCTCCCGCCGCGCGTTGGTGAGGGTTCAGAAGCGTCAGTGAGTGGCGCGCTGGCGCGCAGCGTGGAATGCGGTCAGGGCTGCTTGCCAATCGAATTCATGTGAAATGCCGATGCGCTGGAGGGGTTCGAGCGTTACCCTGCGCTGGCTGTAGTAATCGCCCTGCATGCGCGCGAGCCATCCAGAAAGGCCCTGCGTGGCGAGGGCGTCGCTGGCGGCCATCACTTCCGCTTCGCTTGGCTCGGTGCGACCCAGTGAAACATGCCGGCCATCGGTGCCCAACACGATCCATCGGGTTTCAGTTTCTATGCGCATCGTCATTCTCCGTCTTGCGTGACGGACGCTTCGCGCTGTGGTTTGCGCGAGCCAAGGGAATAAAGCGCCAGGGATCGCGATGATCCCTGGCTGATGCGCTGATAATCTAAGCTGTGGCTGCGCAGCTTCATTCGGCTACGCGGTAATATGCGGAGTGAAAGATTATGCGGAGTGCAGGCGACGGCCCCATGGCCGTCGCTGCGTTTGGGTAGTCTGTGACTCCACATAATTTTTGGCTGCCCCGATCCTTCCTCAGTGCCCGCAGGGCATCAGAAAGGGAGGATTGACGTGTCACAAGCGAGCTTCGAATTGCGCGAGAGTCGGTGGTCGGAAGGCCTCGACACTTATGCGCCGACGATCCAGGCATTTGCGGATCACCTGGCAGGCCTGGATTACCGTGCATATACGGTTATGCGATTGGCGAGCGCTGCTCGGCACTTTTGTGTCTGGTTTCGCTTTGGCTCGGCCATGCCAGCATCCAGAGCACCGAAATCTACCTTCGAGCCGATCCGACAGAGAAGCTTGAAGCACTTGCCAAGATGGCGCCCCCGACGCTGCAACGCGGTCGCTTCAAG